TGTTAACCCTTCACTTTACCCATCATACTGATGTGATAAGCGTTTCAAAAGTCGATCTTACAGACCGGCCTATTCTGCGTTTACTGTTAGTATGAACTTATTGACAATTAGTGATCATTTTATTGGTTTTTATACCTTAATTTGAATCGTCGACTGTCAAGTGGTATTGTGTTGATTCTAAGCTCAACGGGCAGGCCCAATAGGTTTGCTCAAAAAGCAAATCTATATCCTGCTCGTGCATAGGATCGAAGTTAACTTCCCTTTTATCCTTGCACAGCAACCAGCTGATGCACGGAGGTTTTATGTCACCAGTACACAATAGGATACGCAATGAGTTTAAAGACTACAATGTCGTATCTACCTATACCGGAGGTCCTCAGTATACCAAAGTCATCCGACAATGGGACTACTATCATTGGATGGCTGATTCAATCAACCAGCGATCTGTTGAAAAAGGCCGTTATGCACCGGGTCCGTGTCAACACCTAAAGTGTGATAAGACCTATATAGCTTCAACGCTTGTGCAGACTAACCGTGTTACCGGTATATCCAATACTCAAACCAACCCCGCTAACTGGACTCTTAATCCGTCTGGGTCGAAAACCCAGTCGCCAACAGGATCCAGTGTACCTTGGTACGATGCGGACTACGGTTACAGTAATTTGGCTATTGATTTTCTCAAAACACCCCGTTTTCAGGATTTGTGTTTCGAGGCTTGGACAAAGCTTAAAACGCAGATTCCTGCAGAAATTTCTGTTCTCAACTTCATTTACGAGTTAAAGGATTTTGTCCCTCTGGCCAAAAGCCTGAGCAAGATCCCCCAGTCCGTAAGAGACAGCAATTTGAGCAAGACTTTTACCGATCCTTTGAAGGGAAAAGGTAAAATCAAAAAGTCTGCTAAAGCGGTTAATAGCTCTTTTCTAGCGTATAATTTTACGTGGGCGCCGTTCGTCGGTGATATTCAGAAGTTGACAACAATTTCTGACTCTGTTGCTAAACGTATGGCTTTTCTCCTTAATTCAAAGGGGAAGGAGGTTACGATTAGGTTCTCAAAACCTGATTGTTTCGTAAACGATCAGCTTGAACGTGAGCAAGAAATTGCTTATCAGGATAGCGACTGGAGAACAGCTTTTAAGATGACTAAGTACCAATGTGATTTCTATGTCACAGCTAAACTTTACCAAGATCTGGAAGGTTTAGATGATACTTTTGCATCGTTGAGAGCGACGATCGCGGCTCTAGGCATTAACAACCCAGCGAAGGCAGTTTGGAATGCGATTCCGTTTTCCTTCTTGCTCGATTGGGTAGGACCGTTTGGTAAGTGGCTTGAAAGAGCCTCTGTCCAACCGTTCTTTGGTGTCTGGAAGGTCTACGATATCACAACATCCGTACGCGAACGGTATGATATCGAAATGTTTGTCGAAGACAGGTCATCGAGTACTAATCCGGGGACACCTCTTTTGGTGCCGCGAACCGTTTTGGAAAAGGTATCTGTCGACAAATACACTCGACTGGTAGGCTTACCTCAAACACTGGGAGCACTTGATTTCTCTCAGCTAACTTCACAACAGCAGAAGCTATTTCTGTCCTTGGTTCTCACCAAGGTACTTTAACCACTGGAGCTATATATGTTACCTGATCCCTTAACTCTTAAGGATAGCGCGGGAACTGACGTAGTGTTTAATCTTACGTCTTCCGTGACTGACCCTAAAACTGGTGCAGTTACTACGAAACGCGCTGACGCGAGCCGCGGGCCCACCGAACCTCGTGAAGTGATTATCAAATCATCTATCACTGGATCCGGCCAGAGCCGTGTACGTCGGACTGCAGTTCAAATTGCGGATACGCAGTTGAGCGCTACCGGCATTCCTTATACCATGACCTTCCAAGGTTCATGGGTCTACCCACTTAACGGTGAATTTGCACCAGGTGATCTCGACAATGCTATTTGCATGTGCGGGGACCTGTTTCTTACCACCGCTTCACTGGCTGTAGACACAGCTAAGCGCGCCTCCCTTCTTCAAGGACAGGCGTAGTTGACTCCGGAAAACCCGGATCACAAGGTCTGTGACAATGGGATTTGTATATATAACGTACCTTCCAACAAGAAGATACGGAGAAAGGGCAAGTCGAATGACTCCTTCAGACAGCTCAGAGACGTTTTATTTAAGTCTCTTAAGTGGCTTATTACGGCCACCGTTCGTGATGTCCGACCCTACGTTGTGCCTCTCGCAGCAGCTGGACTTCGAGTATTGCTCGAAGCGATTAACTCGCGAAGGCATTAGGTTCTTTACGGTAGCTTTTCTTGAGCTCCGTAATGCAGTTGATCAGTCTTTCGAGACTGGTGAATTGGTTATCCCAAGGTCTTTTGGAAGATACAAAACAAGCAAGCTTCCTGCTTTCTTGATATCTCACTTCCAACGGATTTACACTTTAGATGGTCGGTTACAAGCTCGTGTCTACGTGAATAGTATTAAACACGTCAGACAAGTCCTGTCAGCATTTTACAAGTTGGAGTTTCCGTTTGGTCCTCTTCTTGAGAGAGAAGCCTTGGATCGCTTCGTTAGCAACGAAGTTCGGATTCGAACCTTCTTGAATAATGAGTCTTTGTGGTCCACACCGAATGACCTCGAGGTCATCTCAGGAGCCGCACTACTTGTTAAGTATGCATTTGAGGGATTTGACTCGGCTGACATCAAGCCCAGACACGGACCTGGAAAGGTCGCTACTGGTGAAGTTGGGGATGATAAGTGGCGACCTCGCCACAAGTACACTCGCCTTCACGAGAAGTTCCAGTATTATCGGTATTTGTACCATAATACCTCTCAGCTCGGTGACTTAGCGAATGAGTATCGTCTGTTGTCTCTGGAATCTGGCGGCAAAACCGTCGAACCAGTTTCAAAGATAGCTCTAGTACCTAAGGATTCTCGAGGCCCTCGCATTATCGCGCTTGAACCTCTCGAGGTTCAATTTATCCAACAGGGTATGCGAATTGCGATGACCACATGGCTTGAAAGCCATGTGCCCACTGCAGGTTTTGTCAATTTCATGGACCAAACGGTCAATCAACAGTTAGCTTTGCAGTCTTCTGTTTCCAGAGAATGGGCTACTATTGATATGAAAGACGCTTCG